AGAATATGTTTATTTTTACCTCCAAGGATGGTATCAAAAAATATTTAAACATGTTTGATGATTTTAAGTATGATATATTATTTTGGTGTAAAAAGGATCCGACACCATTTAAGAGTGGTACATTTTACCCTGATTTAGAATACATGTTATATTTTTACAAACAAGGAAAAATATATAATAATTTTGACAAACCATCTGCTTTTAAAAAATATTTTCTTTCATCTAAATTACAAGGTATAAAAGATAACAACAATGAAAAAATACACCCTACAATGAAACCCCTTGAACTAATCAGTGATAAATTGCAGATTGCATCTAATGATGGTGGAAATGTCCTGGATCTTTTTGGTGGTTCTGGCACTACCTTAATAGCATGTGAAGAAACTGGTCGAACATGCTACATGGTTGAAATGTCTCCTAAGTATTTTAACGTAATCATTGATAGGTTTGAGAAAGTTACAGGACAAAGAGCATATAAGATAGAAGGTGACAACATTGAGAGAGACGAGCAGACATCTACAGATGTTTGAATATTATTATAATTTAGGTGAAGACCGAAGTATAATAAAAACGGCTGATCATTTTGGTGTGTCTCGACAGACAATTTCAAAATGTAGCAAAGAATTAAATTGGACAGCTCGTGTTCATGAGCGCGATCTTGAAATTTATAAAAAATTACGAGAAGAGAATAATGAGGACATTAAAGATACTCTACAATCTTATCGTAAAGTAATAAAGGCATCTATTGCTAATTATATAAACAATTTAAAAAGTGGTAAGATTAAAGTTGAGAGTGTTAAGGACTTTAAAGCCTTGGTGGAGCTTGAATTAAAGATATGTGGGTTTATGGATCAAATCTCTGAAGAAAAACTTGAGACACTATCTTCTTCGGACTCTATTATATTTACTTTCATGGGACGTGATAACAATGATAGTGAACCTCAGTGATATAATATGTGACACGTTTGTTGATGTTGTTGATGACATAGTTGGTTGTAAGGTTGGACGGATGGTCTTGAAAGGTGGACGTGCTTCTACTAAGTCACAAACCGCTTCGGAGAGCATTTTAATAGGATGCATGCAACACAAACAAAGTGCTGTAGCATTGGTTAAATATGGGAATAAAATTAAAGATCGTTTAGTTGACACCTTTTCATCATCTATAGAATATCTTGGTGTTCAGAAGTATTGGAAGTTACGTAAATCTCCTTACGAGTATGTTTTATTGGATGCATATGGTCATGAAACGGATGTCAGTATAAAATTTACTGGTGCCGATAACGCTGACAATTTAAAATCTTTTAGACCTAGAAAAGGTAGCTTTCGCTACGTGTGGTTTGAGGAGTTGACGAACTTCAGTAGTATTAAAGAAGTTAATAATATCATACAAACAATGGCTCGTGGCAGTGATGTTTGTGTGATTATGTCATATAACCCTCCTGAAAGTACATCTTCATGGGTAAATAAAGAATATGAGGTACCATGTGGTGTTGTGTTGGGACACAAGTCAAACACGTACACAAACATTATAAAAATTACTACTACAATTGATGGTGTTGAACAAACATTTGATGTTTTACAGAAGGTACATCATTCTTCATACCTTGATGTTGTGGATTCTAATCATGCGGAGTGGCTTGGTATACAATGGCTTGCTGAAGCGGAACAAGCAAAAAAGAATAACCCGACGTATTATAAATGGTGTTACCTTGGTGAAGTTACCGGAACAGACGCAAACGTATTTAGGAATATACATGATTGGAAGTATGTTGAAGATTATGATGGTTGTTTACTTCATCGTGGTTTGGATGTTTCAAACGGTGGACCTGATCCTTGGGCTTGGGGTACTTGGTATTATGATAGGATTAAAAATGACCTGTATTGTTTAACCGAGTTTAAATTAGCTGGAACATCTACGATTAGTGATGTAGCAAGTAATATTAGATTAGTAAACAAGACAAACAGAGAATATTACATAGATTCTGCTGTTCCGACTTTTGCTCGACAACTACAAACGGCTGGAACTAATGCTGTACCTGTTAAAAAAGGTGCATACAATAGTGTTGAGGGTGGAATCTTGTGGTTAAAGAGTTGCAATCATATATTTATTGATAAGATAAAAACACCTTTTACGTATAAAGAATTTAAGGAATACGAGTATAAGATAAATAGATATGATGAGATAACTACCGAGCTGGTTGACGCTAATAATCATAGCATTGATGCTTGTAGATACGCATGTTCAAACTTGATCATTGACAGTAGTTATGCTCGTAAATAGCATGTGTATTGATTGGTCAGTACCTTAGGACTTTTGTTTTACTCCTCCTGACATAGCATTGATACAAACGTATGTTCGGTGGGTGGGGCAGAATAGGATCATAGTATTATAGTGGATTACACTTTAAATATAGGAGGATGCAAAATGATTAGTATAAAGAATATAGTAAATATAATTAATAACCTTGGTATTAAATCTTACACGTTTGATTATAATATATATAATAATTATATTGAAACATGGTACAGTTGGTATAAGGGGTATGACCGATCATTTCATACGTATAAAGATAATAACGGACTAAGTGATAAGATTGTAAACAAGTCAAAGTTGAACATGGCATCTCAGGTGTGTAGGGATCATGCTTCATTGACATGTAATGAGAATTTGTCATTTAAGATAGAGGGTTTAGACGAGAGTAAATTTATATTGGGTTCTGATGAAATGACCGGTCTTCTTGGTCATAATAATTTTTGGACACAACTCTCTAAATTATATGAATTAACCTGTGCATTGGGGACCGGTTCATTTGAAGTACTTGTTGATAATTTATTGTATTTGGACAATAAAATTTTAGTAAATGATAATAGTAAATTACGTTTAGTATTTCATAACGCATTGGGCATTGTTCCTCTTACTTGGGATAATAATGGAAACATCATTGATGTTGCTTTTATTGATCAGTATAAAATTAAAGATGACAATTATCTTGATATGCGTATACATGTATTAGAAGATTCTGGTTATGTAATTTATAATAGGAAACTTAAAGTATTTGGAGACAACTTATATACAGAATTGAAAGACGATAATTTGTTTAGTAAATTTGAGACGGGGTCTGATATACCTTGGTTTTCTGTATTGAAGTTACCTTTAGTAAATAATTATGATATAAATAGCCCGATGGGCATTAGCGTCTATGGAAATGCATTAGACGTGTTAAAAAATGTTGATGATGCATTTAATGCATTGACTACAGAATATCGTTCTTGCAGTAAAAAAATATTCTACAACAAGGCAATGTTGGATAAGGACGATAATGGACGTCCTGTTGACCCTGATAGATTGAATAAGACATTATTTTATTATGTGGGTGACAGTAATGCGCCTTCATTGAGTTCAGACATACCGATTAAAGAGTTTGTACCGGATGTTCGTGTTGAACAACTTACAAAAGGATTGGAAAGTGCATTAAGTTATTTATCTGCATTATGTGGTCTGGGCAACTCGTATTATAAATTTACTTCTGGCTCTGTTGTTAAAACTGCTACAGAGGTTATTAGTGAGAACTCTTCAATGTATAGAAACATTCGTAAGAATGAGATAGCAGTGGAAAAATTTTTAATAGATTTCCTTCATAGTATATTAAACGTTAGTAATTTGATATACGGAACATCATTTGATGTGAATACACCTATCTCTGTTATGTTTGATGCGAGTATAATAGAAGATAAGAATAGTATAAGGGAACGTGATTTAAAAGAGGTACAACTTGGTATTATGAGCATAGACGAGTATAGAGAGAAATGGTACACTATGAATAGACGTGACACGGTAGATTAAGATATAAATAGCATTATATAAATTTGTTGTAGCAAGAGGTGTAATTGTTTACACCTCTTGTTTTTTACATAAAGTAATTAAAAAATATAGTTGACTTAAATAATTTGGAGTGTTATATTATAGATAGAAATAGATAATTTTGTCTTGTACATGGACATTTAAACAATGTACATCTATTTGAGAGGGAACTCATTTAAAACGCATAGATAGGAGATTAAAAGATGACACTAAAAGAGATATTGAAAGACATGCCTGATATTTACAAACAAGTAGAAGAAGCTGTGAATGCAAGTGGTGCTAAGCTGGTAGACCTTAATGATGGTGGTTATGTTGCTAAAAAGAAATATGATGACAAAGTAACAGAGCTTGATAACATTAAGAATGCTCCAAATCCTCTTCAAAAGGAGTTAGACGACCTTAAAGAAGAGAATAGTAAAAATTTGGAAACAGAGAAAAAGAAGTTGTCAACAGTTGCGATAAAACTTGCAACAGACAATGTAATTAATGGTCTTGGTATTTCTGATAAATTAACATTAGAAGGAATAAAGGCTCTTATTTCTACTAAGTCTGATAGCATTAAAGTTGATGATAACTACAATGTTTCTGGTTTAGATGATGTTGTTAATAGCATTAAGGAAACTTACGCGGACTCTTTCAAACAACCTCATGTGGTGTCAACGGGTCAAGTTATTGATACAAGTAAAACTACTGGTGGAAACACTGGTAGAGTGTATAAGAGCCTTGACGAGATTAAAGGTCTCAGTCGGGCGGAGATTCAGGCTGATTATAAAAATATAATTAGTCAGTTAAATGGTTTAGAATAAACGGAGGTTAAATTAAGATGGCTGGTATGATTAAAAATTTTATACCTGAGGTTTGGGCGGCTGCTCTTGTAAATGAGACAGAAAAGAGCATTGTTGGAAAAAACTTCATTACAGAGGTTCCTGCTGAGGACATTGCATTTGGTAACAGTGTACATATTAACACATTTGGTAACATTGAGTTACAGGATTATGTCAATGGAACAGATCTTACAGACACTGATATTAGTCTGACAGACAATATTCTTCAGATTAATAAACAGAAGGCTTTCAATATACCCGTATATGATACGGACATGAGACAATGTCGTGATTCTGTTGAACTTATGAATAAGATTGTAGCCGGTGCTACTATTGATAACGCAGCACAGATCGACAAAGATATATTTGAGGGAATCATTGCTGATGCTGCTCTTAGCATTGATAATTATAAGTTGAGCGATGGAGCATCTGTTCAGGAACTCTTCAGACAGGCAAAGGTTGCAATGGACAAAAAATTTGTACCTAAAGTTGGACGTAAAGCGGCAGTTTCTTCAGAGATTACATCATTGTTACTAACTGACACTGCATTTGCTGCAGCTTACTACACACTTCAGAATACACAGAATCCTTTACTTGCTGATGGTTATATTGGTAAGTACCTTGGTTTTGAGATCTTCGAGACCGAGCTTGTTTCTGATGGTAAGGCTCTGTTTACACATCCTCTGTTCAACTACCTTGCGCATCAGATTGACTCTGTAGAGGATGTCAGAATGGCTAAAGGCTTTGGAGATTATGTACGTGGATTAAATGTATATGGTGTCAAGGCTGCTGTTAAGAATAGCGTAGTTGTAAATTTTCAGTAACCCCTGATGATGGTGGTAAAGTATCTGTGACACTAGTAGATGGCATTGATAATTCGGTCATTGCATCTACTAGTGTGGGTGCTGGTTCTGATATAAACAGTTGGATCAATCTGGTAGACCTTCCTATTCATGATGGCTACACTTTGGGTGGTTTAGAAATTACTTCTGGGACACTTGACAACGTTACGGAGGATGCAACGGTTTATATTAGATATACTTCATTGGATGGGGTTTCATCCGGACAAATTGACTACTTCATTGGAACAAATGATAACTACTTATACTTTACAAACTTGAACATTGGCGATGATGTGGATGGTAAAGCCGACATTACGGTTACATTTGCAAAATCATTTGGTACAGACAATGTTGGTGTCTTCGAGTTTGGTAAAGATGGTGATGAAGTAGACAACGATGAGATTGTGTCAAACTACTTAACATTTAGAGATGTAAACATTACATCTCATGAGTTATACCAGGTTAGGTGCTATGTGGACGGTAAATATATAAGTGATCTCATTGCTGATGGTTGTACACCTGTTAGTATGTTTGTCAAACTTGAGAGTGGAGAATCATACACAGTTACTTTAAATAAGATAGACGAGGCTGATGTTACTACAACATGGACTCTTCCTTCAGAATCTTACTTAAATGCTGATGGACGCATACAGATTAATAGATTGAACTTAGCTCCTCTTCCTTCTGGCAAGGCAAACATTACTGTAACATTTAATGATAATGTTACTGAATATAATTCGTGGGAAGTTGTAGAATATGGTGGTGGTTTTACATCGCATAACGTAATAACTTTCTATGGTAGACAGATTACTTTCATGGAAGACGATATAACTTCTAATAGATACTATACATTTATACCTTATTTATATGGTGCAGAGGTTTCTGGTTCTGATATATACAGTAAGTTATATCCTGTTAGCGTTCTTGTTTCTGTTCTTGACGATGATAATAATGTAACTAAACAATACTTTAGTTTAGTTCATCGTGAGGATGGAGCTGATGACGGTCTTAATTTCAACTACGCCGAGTTGTACATGCAGAATAGCGACATAATTGGTATACATACTTCTGTTCTTATGGCTAAACCATCTGGTTCTGCTGATATTACAGTTAATTTCGCGAAGGACTTCTCTTCTGGAAAGATGTATGTACCTTATAAGTACTATGAATACATTAATGGTTCGATTGAAGAGAAAGAACTTGCTAGTGGATCTGTTGTTAAATTTACAGACGCTGATATTTCAACGTATGAATACTATGGAGTAGCATTGTCTGACTTTAGTAACAACCTGAGTGCTGCTGGTATACATGCTCTGGAATATGGTCAGGTACCTGTATCGATGAGCATAGAAACAGATAATGGAACATTAGAAGTTCCTATTGTTGACAATATTATTCGTAACACGGCATATAGTATACCATATGTTGCAGATGGTATACATATTAATAACATACTTCTTGATTCATTGCCTTCTGGTTCTGCTGATGTTACAGTACAATTTAGTGAATATAGCAATGTAGTATTCTACGGTGATGTAAAAGTAAGTACACCTGCTGGAGAAGCATCTGATGTTGTATATGATTCATCATCTCGTACAGTTAAGTTTAGTATAAGTAATGCATTACAATTGTACTATTGCAACGTATATTTGATGAGTGGAGACTCAGATATGTCTTATGAAACATACTTAAATGGATATGTACCTGTATCAATGAGCATTGTAACAAGCGATAAGACTTATGAAGTTACAATATCGGCTAGTTAGTATTATATTGGACCCATTCATTTATTTGGGTGGGTCCTATTTTAAAAAAGAGCTTGGTCATGTATAGTTGGGAGTTAGATAGCCTATTTAAAAATAATGAATATACATTTTCTAATTTTTATAATTTTGTGTGTAAAATTGATGGTTCTCCGCAACTTAAATATAATCTTTTGAAAAATTTAAAAGATAGAATAGTATTGAGGGTCTGGACAGAGGATGGTTATGATTGGAACATTAACATTTTGAAGTAATTACATGTATGAGATAGCATGTGTATTTAAAAATTTAATAAAAATAATTTGGTTTAATTTCATTGAATTTTTAAATATACATACTAGTAGAGGAGGTGTAAACAATGACTTTAGTAGTAGGAAACAATTGTTATTGTGATATAGCAGAGGCTGATGAACTAATAGACACTAGACTTATGTCTACAGACAAGTATAGATTGTTTTGGGATGGTTTAAATGATATAGATAAAACAGTTATTATTATGTCTTCTACAGAGAAGTATGATAAGGACTCTATGGAATATTTGGGCTACAAAGTTGATGAGAAACAACCTCTTCAATGGCCTAGAATAATAAAGGGAAACATTGTGGATGTGCCCGATAAAATTAAAGTTGGTTTATTACTACAAGGAATAAAAGAGATTGTAACATCTACTACAGATGAGGCTACATTGAGGGATGCTGGTGTTAAATCCTTTGCCGATGGGTCTGGAGCAAAGATTGAGTTCATCGACGGTTATGATGCTAATTGTAAACATTCTTCTGGTATATATGACAGTATTTGGGCATTGTATTTCTCGGATTATACAGAGATTGGTAAGTACTTTGCAATATAGTATTTTGTTGGTTACCGACTTCTTGACCTTGTGTATAAATAAACATACACACAAACCCGATATATGTGGTTTTAATAATTATTAATTATGTGTGGAGGATACAAAGATAATTATGTTTGACAATATATATTATCAGACACTACAATATAAAAAATATATTGGACTCAATGATGCTGGTCATGAGATATATGAGAAAGAGGTTGACATCAAGGGGTTAAGATTAAAGGGACAGATAAAAATAGTAGAGAGCAGTGATGGTGATTATTCTACATCTACTGTGTGTTATAAAACTCCTATGTATATTGTACCGAATAGCCTGATAAATGGAAGAACGGTCATGGAATGTTATGAAGTGGCAGGTATGGGTTTAAATTGTGGGTTTATTAGTTATGTTAAATAGACACTTGATATAAATGAACAAACACTTGATATTTGACACTTACACGTGTATTAAAATATATTAATCATAGTATTAGTACTTTCAGTTTTCACACTTACACGTGTATTAAAATAAGACATCATTGTAAAATTAGGTGCGATTGACAGATGGTTTCTGGTTTATACAATTGGGTGGAAAAGAACAAACATTGTAAATTAGTAGTTTAAACACTTAATATAAATGTACAAACATAGTAAAATGGTTTAGTTTTACTCCTGCAAACATTGTAAATTATGAACAAACATTGTAAAATTATTTAGTTTTACTCCTTCAAACATGTGATTACATAATATAGGAGCTAGAATAGCATGTGTGGTTTAAGTTTATTTGATGTGTGGTTTTTAGTTTTACTCCTTCTTTTAATAATTTGCATAGTATGTAAATAACTTAAACACTTGGGAGGATGGATGGGAGCAAATGGGATGGCAAACAAACAACTGTATTTGATGTGTGCAACAATGTAAATAAATGAACAAACATAATAAATGAATAGTATGAAACAATGTAAAATTATGAACAAACATGTGCATAATTTTAAATAACACTAGGTGGTGGTTTATATGTCAGATGGTTTTTATATTGATGTCAGTTCGACTAAAGGTGATTACATTTTTTATTATAATGTAAAGAAAGCAATAGAAAGAGGAGTCAATATAAATGTTCGTAAGGTAATTGGTTTAAAGAATGAACAACTTCTGGATAAAGTAGATACATCTGGGGATTACGCTAAAATGGGATCATACGATTTCTCGACTGGAACAGTTACAGAAATAAATGATCATTTTGAAATGAGAGGAATCTCGATGGAAGTTAATAAGGCACTTGCACAAGATATACTTGACCGTGCTATTTATTATTGTCCGAAAGACACGGGCTACCTGGCTTCAACATTACACCTTGAAGATCAAGATGACGGCTCTGTAAAGATTGTGGCGGACTGTCCTTATGCATGGTATGTACATGAATTTACATGGAAAAAACATAAATTTCCTGAAAGAAGTCAGTTTTTAGCATATGCTGCATGGGAAGTAATGAAACAACATGGTATAAATTTGGCTGATTGGGTGGATATAGCATGATAAATTGATTGTGGTTTATTTTTACAAACATTTTTAAATTGGTTTATACAAGGTGGATAAAAATGGATGAGACAAAAAGTTTGTTTGAACATTTAAAAAATAGATTGCCGACGGGTTTTGGTTTGGGTGATGATGGGACAGAAATTGTTGACGGTGTACCGAATCATAAAATTATGCAACAGAGCATTAGGGAAGATCATGAGGGCGATGTAGGAATATTTGATGTCAAAACATCGCAACAGAGACTTGCAATGGGATTACTTTGTTGGAATAGTGTTATACAAATAGCGGTTGTGACAAACAATGGTGATATAAATGGAGCAATTGAATATTTGTTAAAAGGATTGGAAAATTTCAAAAAAGATAGAAAGTCAACTGGCATTACTGTTAGTGATGTTAGTTTAACTAGTATCATGGGTATTGGTAAGAACTCAAATGGGTTTCAGATGGCAGCAATGACATTTGTTATAGAATACAGTATAAAATAGTTTATAGTAAAGGAGAACTAAGATTATGGCAAAGTACAAAGTAAATGGACAGTATACAGGAGAGTGTCCTGCAACACTTCAAGATGATGAGACACCTGTTATTGACAATGTCTTAAAGTTTACAGAGGATCGCATAGAGTTCCTGACAACGGAATGTACACAAGAGCAATATAATGCTGGTATTAAGTTTGAACAGAAAGACCTTATTACTTACCTTAATGCTGATGTTACTTTTGGAGCATCTAGAGATAGTGAGGAGCAAGAGTTACCTCATGCTAAGGCAACATTTAAGATTCCTGGTTCAAAAACTTACGATGATGTAACACTTGAGATGTTGATGACTCGTGAGAATTATAAGAAGTACAAGAAAATTTTTGATGATGGTGTGACTATTGCAATTGCAACATTTGACAAAGATAATGCTGACAGTGATACCGGTATAGCTCCTATGTTGGAATCATACTTTGGTAGTGTTACGGCATGTTCTGTTACTTACACAAACGGTTCATCTTGTACAGTGTCAGTTACATTTGCTCCTTCTGCAGCAGATGTTGAGTGTGAAAGTCCTGATTATAAATAATTAGGAAATGGTTTAAAATTTAATAGCATTTGGGGTTGAAACAAAAGCGGCTGTTTTTGTTTCTCCCCTTCTAATTTGGAGGTAATGAACAATGAGTAGAAGTGGTTTAGTAGATATGTTTACATACGGTGCATGGTATAAATTTAGTAAAGACTACATTGATAAATATAAAAGAGAGCATGATGGAAAAGAATTACCTGCAGGTGTGGCTGAAACAATAACATTTAATACGATGATTAAACCTGTTTCAAAGTTAGTAGAAGTAAAAAATGATGATGGAACAGTAAGTAAAAAACTTGTTACAAAGAATACAACTAGGATACCAGAGATTGAAGATGTGCTAACATTGATGAGAGCTGCTAATCCTGATAATTTTGATATAGATAAAGCAATAAAACTCCTTGAAGTTTATTTTAATAATCCTGACAATAAGAACAAAGGTATGATGGGTGCAATCATAGATTTATGTTGTGATTTCTATAATGATCTGAACTTAATACCTGGTGCTTATAAACGTTGTTTAGAATTAAAAGATAAATACGAGGAAACATTAAAAGAAATAGACAAACCTGATACAGAAGAAGACGGGACAGAGGATAAAAAAGATCAAACAGTTGATATAGACGAAGATACCCAAGTGTAGTTAGGGTGGAGGCTATGGGTGTTATACTCATAGCCTCTTTTAGATTGTGGGGGTTTAGACTACAATGCGAATCTGCAAGGAATTTTTGATAAGAGACTTAATAAATTATATGACCCTTAATGATGTTGATATATTAAAAGAACTACAACATCGAGAAGTATATGTGATCATAGACATGATTGCAATTGGCAATAAATGTTCAGAGGGGGATGCAGTTGATATATTTGAGGGTTTAATTGATAAATATAGTATAGACGATATTGTTACAGAACTTTCATATGAGATAATAGGGAAACAACCTGATAGTAAAGAGGTTGACACAGTAGATAATAATGAAAAGTCATATAAAGATATACTTATTGACTTTTATAACGAATTACAAACTTATGATAATAAATTGGGTTTAACAGAATTTTTAAATATGAACACTTCATTTATGTATAAGTACTCTGAAGGTGTTAAGAGTAGATATATAAATGTTCAGAATAAAAAATATAAAGATGACTTTGAGAGTGCAGAGATACTCGCTGGTGCTATATTTGGTAAACTTAAGAAACCTCCTAAGGTTACCGAGGATGACTTTAAAACACCTAAACAAAGAAAAGAAGACCGAATAAATGAAATGAGAGCAAAGAGAGGTTTATAGTATGTCAAGTGGATCAGTAGAAAGTACAGTTAATATAAAAATTACCGGTGATGTCAGTGATGTAAGTTCTAAACTTGAACAACTAAAGGCATTAGAGGATTCTCTTGGACAAGGTATAGATTTAAACATTGACAGTAATGGTAATATAAGTTTCATTAGCGACGAAATAGAATCTTTAAAAAATGAATTATACAGTGGAACTTCTGATGTATATACATTTGCAGACGCTTTAAACAATTTGGCTACAAATGGATCTGTGTTTAAAGATGCAGAGACAGATGTAGATAATTTTACATCAAGTATTAGTAATGCAGAGACAGATGCTTATACATTTGCAGACGCTTTAAACAATTTGGCTACAAATGGATCTGTGTTTGACAGAATTGCAGACAGTGTAGATAATACAAGTAACTCTCTTAATAATATAAGTGCATCTAGTGATGATGTAAATAGCAGTTTTAATAATATATTAAACACCTCGGACAGTATTAAAGACAGTACTGATGGTGTTAATAGCAGTGTAACAGATACTGGAACATCTGTTACTAGTATAATTACAGGTTTAAATCAAGGAGTTGAACTTGTAGAAAAAATATATGATGCTTGTGTTGACTTAAGTGATGTAGCCTATGAGATAGAACAGTCTATATTTGAAATGTCAGAGGTTCTTGGTGGAGAGACAACAGATGCTGTTATAAACTTTACAGAAAGTATGGAAGACCTGTATGGGTTAGACGCTACAACTTTATTGACACAACTTGGTGGAATTACAACGGCAGTGGCAAAGATGGGTTTGTCATCTGAGGATGCAATTGCAGTGACAGAAAACCTTGGCATGGTTGCTGAAAACCTTGGTGCAATAAGTGGAGACTTTGATAAAGCATTCAGTGACATAGCTAGATACTTAAACACGGGTAGAATTGGTACAACAAGTAGTTTATATAATATACTTTCAAAAGATGAAATAGACGAAATGAAAAGTTTAGACTCAGAGATTGAAAGATTCAACTACTTGATGTCTAAAAGTGATAGAATAAAGGATGCATATACAGAATTTTTAGGAACAGCTAATGGTAAAATATATCTTTTGAATCAATCATTTGAATCATTAAAAAGTAATATTTCGCAGATAGCAAAGAGTATCTATGCAAATATAGCCCCTGTATTGACAAAGATTATAAATGGTTTAAACAATATATTAAATAAGATTAAAAAATTATTTGGTATAACTACAGAGGCATTTGACTATGATGGCATAAGTAGTGACTTTTCAGACAGTATGGACGAGATTGCTGACAGTGCAGATGCTGCAAGTAGGAGCATTGCATCATTTGATGATGTTATACAGATAAATAATGATGTTACATCTGATGCATCATCTGGTGGTTTGTCTGGTTTAGAGGATTTTGATGCTGGTGCAGTAGATGATAATCTGGATGAAGTAGACGAAAAGTTACAGACAATGGTTGAGAGGTTTCATACAGGATTAACGAAAGCTCTTGACGCTGGTAATTTTGGTAAGGCTCAAAAAGATATTGAAATGGCATTAGAGGGTATAAAGAACAAGGTTAAAAATATATTTGCATATGCTGATCTTCAAACTGCATTAGACAATATGGAATACCAGTGGGCAGAGACATTTGGTGCTATAGTTGGAGCAGCTAAAGTTACTGGGGCTAACATTGAGGCTGGATTATTACGTGGAACAGATAAATGGCTTAAAGAAGATAGTGAACACATAAAAGATAAAATAATAGACTTTGCTAATGCTGCAGAGGAACTTGGTAAAAATATTGAGCAGGCAGCTATAAATTGGGCAGACTTTAGTACAGTGTTCAACTCTGAAGGTTTTGTTGATTTGACAGCTTCATTTGAGAGGCTGGGTTTTGATATTGTTGTAGAGGCTACAATATTAGGAACTAAACTAGCATCTGGGTTTGTTTCTGGGTTTAATGCTATGTGGGAGCAATCAGGTCCTGATATTAAATCTGCAGTGGAAACTACATTTGAAGACATAAGTGTTTTACTAGATGGCATAGATTATATAATTCGTGGTATTGGCGATGATCTTGAACGCGTTATAGATACTATAATAAACCCTGCTATTGAAAGTGCTGGTAAAAAATTTGGAGAATACATTGTTACACCTTTAAGTAATTGGTGGGAGGAAGATATGGCTCCTATATTTTCTGAATTGGGTACACAGCTACAAACATTGTGGGATGAACACTTACAACCTATGTTTGAAAAATTGGAACCTTTATTAAAAATAGCTGCTGACATGTGGTTAAACTTGTGTGATATTGGTGGAACATTTACTTCATTGATAATAGATACAATTGGACCTGCTATTTCTGATGTACTCAGTGTTGGTTTGGAATTAATCATTGATCTTATTGGTGATGTAGCAGATAAAATAGGTGGAGTAGCAGATGTAATAGTTGGGTTCTTTAATGATGATCAAGAAAAAATCAATGAGGGCTTTGAAAGTTTAATTAAAGGTATGGGAAATGTAGGAATAGACATAGTAAATAGAATGTTAGAATTAATATTCGACGGTGTAAATAATACGCTTAGTTCAATAAGTAAGATTGCTAAACTTGTTAATATTGATGTTACATTTAATACAGTAGAGACTCCTCAGATACCGAAACTTGCAACCGGTGGTATAGTAACAAAGGCTACTAATTTAATAGCAGGTGAGAATGGTGCAGAGGCAGTACTTCCTCTAGAGAACAACACGGGCTGGATGGACACACTTGCTACAAAGATTGCGAAACAGATAAATACTAGTACAAACAATGGTGGTTCTAATATTACAATTAAATTAGAGGATGTTAGCAGCGGATATATGACTCGTAGCGATAAGATAAAATTTGCTACACAGATAGTAGAGAGCTTACGTATCTATGGTGTAAATGTGCAGATTGCTTAATAGGTTTATACAGAGGATGTTTATAGTATTAAACATCCTCCGTATTGATAGATTACCTGAATGGTTATACATAGTTAAAATTTTTAATAGCAGTTGGGCTATTTCCGACAATATTTTTAAATTAGGATCTTGTGTTGTTAATTTATTAAATAGAAAAGAAATTTGAACGACTATTAAAAAATTTAAAATTTAACATAGTAAAATTTGATTACATGTCGAGGTTACATTGGGTTAAAAATGTAGGATGCATATACAAACATATGTTTGTGTGTTTTTGATTAAAAAAATTTGATTAAAAATTTGGTGGTTGTGGTTTGTATTATATTTGTAGAATATAAAAATTTTGATATAAGATAATTATGTTCATTTAATGGACTAGTTAATAAGGAGGTTATACAATGGCTGTAAATGCTATGTTTGAGGATGGTTTAACAAAGACCGGTAATTTTGCAATAAGTGACATAGATAATGATAACAGTTTTACTACGATTGTGGATCCTAATTCATTTACATTGACTCCTAATAACATTAGCGATGGTGGTAGATTAGCAGACAATATAGATTATGAGGGGTCTTTAAAGGGTGTTAAATATAATGTTACATTGGAATATAATAATATAAACCTTGAACATTTTAAAGAAATTTATGATAGAACACAGAAACGTTACAATGATGGTGGTGGGTTTTTTCTTAATATAAAAGTACCTCTGTATGTTGAAAATAGAGTTGAGACTATGCGTGTGTATTTTGGAAGTTCATTTGATATGAAAGTTAAATATACTACAGAATACATTGATGATGCTAGATATAAATTTGGTGGAAGTGAATTCTCATGTATGTATGGAAATATTACAATTAGTTTTGTACAGAAGTAACCTGTATTGGAGGTTTAAACAATGAATGATATAGTAAAAACAGTTAAAACAATTGCAACACTTATATTTTCTGATGGGTCTGAATACACCATACCTTTTGTAAATAATGATAGCAATAGTACAGATTTACAAACATACGGGACTTCATGTGAACTTCAGGAATTATTGTATACACCGAGTAGTAGTAGCGTTATTGGTGGTGTTGCTTGTAACACTTTAACGATTGGGTTGACATCAGTAGATAAATTGTTGGTTTCATCGAATAAAAATAGTAAATATTTTGGTTTAATGAATGCTACATGTAAAGTTAAAGTGGATGTTACTGGTGATGATGGTGTTACAACAGACTTTGGAACATACTACATTGATGCTTGGGAGAATGGAGCATCATCTGATGCATGGTCTTCTGTAACTTTGACAGCTGGTGATCTGATGTCTCGTATAAAAAATATAAGTATTGGCAAGGTTAGATTGAAACAACATTTGACATTTTCTTCTTACTTAATTAGTATAATAGATACTCTTAATAAAAAATTATCTGATGACATGAAAGTTAATTATGTTACAGAGGAACTACAACGTCTTGACTCTGTTTATAGTACGGCCTGGCAGATGTGGTATAATAACATAGAGAGAACAGATGTTGAGACCATTTTTAATATAATAGCACAAAACACTTTGTCGTATATTTGGATAGATAGAACAAATACTTTAAGAGTGGATTGCCTAATTGATGATAAGGACGAGACAGTGGTTAGTAATTTGGATGGTTCTGTAAATTTATTCAATTATAATGTAAATAATTCGGACATCTATAATTATGATGGTGTTAGTGTAAAATATATCAACTCTGTTAGTTATAAGGATGAACAAGTACTTCAATTGACGGACTATAGTTTAAATAGTGGTTTAAACACGGTTGCTTCAAACTTGACATCGGACAAAGTAACAAACATTCATTTGATTGAAGTTACAACGGAATCTGGTACTGCAACATGTGTTAGTTTTTATTATTTCAGAAACGATATAGAAATGAGCATTATGTCTGATGAAGATACAGTTGCTACTATTACGGTATACGGGACTACAATACAAGAATCATATGCTGATTATGATAAGTACAATACAGAAAATACTGGAACATTATTAGAAGTTGAGAATCTTGTTATGTGTGGTTATAGCAATATAACAAAATTTGCTGACAATTTTGCTAATTTGATTAGCATGGAAAATGGACAAGTTGACGCGACTGGTTATATTAATCCTCAACTAGAATTAAGTAACATGATAAATTTAAAAGGAACAAAGCTTGAGATAGATGATGCTTATAAAATAATTGGTTTAGATTTTACATTTGGCAGTAGTTATAGTTGTAAGGCATCTTTGATAAAAACGGTTAAACCTTTGGACGCTGCATAAACATTGTAAATTAGGAGGGAAACAATATTATGTCAATGGCAATCTCTACGGATGTTAAAGAGAACAGTATATCTTTTAATAGAAGTAAGTATATAAATTTATATAATTACACTTTAAACATGGGTGAAACATATAATGAGAGTCATACACTTGATAAAAAGTGTGCTTACTTAAAATTAGTAGCAAACATCTCTGTGTCTGATGAGACACTCACTACAGACGATTATAAGAACGTATGTATTGTTTTGGGTTTAAATTATGTGGATGATGATGGCAATGTGGATGTTGTGTATGAACATTTCTACCCGAAGTACCAACATGAAGTAAATAACACAGACACTTACGTTATATTCAACACAGATAATAAAAGAATAACATCAGTTGATACTACTGTTATAAACAATGAAGATTATGTAGATAGCATAATAATAAAGGACTTATACTTATTATATAATTTATATATTGACGAGGAGACAGTAAAAGAAATTACTGCAACAGGTGGTGGAAGTGTTGTAACAAGTCAAAAAATTACTGCATATAATTTAGAAGGTAGAGATTTTATATTGACAAGTGACGATAAATTAATTGATATAGACTTAAGACTTGATGAAGATGTCATAAGAGAATACTTTGCAGTAAGTTATAATTATAGTAACATTGTAGATATTGGTAGACGTGTAATAAAAGGCAATCCGAGTTATACTTTAAAACAAAATACTATATATCAATCATGTGATGGTGTGAGCTATCAAATGACAGGATGTAGATGTTCAATAACGGCTACATCTGGTTCTGGTATTGTTAGGTTTACACCTTCATTTCAAAAAGAGAGTACAATATATGGTGTATTTGACGTTGAATTTAATATGGATTAACATAATAGTATTTTACACACAACCTGAAAATAGACATTATAAATATATAAATATGTGTCAAACACAAACATAAGAGTGATGGAGGAAACAAAATATGTTATATGAAAGTCTAATAAAAAATAAGGTAATAGCAGATAGTAGTAATTACAAACAAGCTAGTAGAGGTAAGGATGCAGTAGATTATATTGTTATACATTTTACTGCAAATGACGGTGATTCCGATGAGAGCAACATAAAGTATTTTCAAACATCGGGTAGGAAAGCGAGTGCACACTTATTTGTTGATGATGATAGCATTAGTATGTCAGTTGACTTAAAAGATATAGCATGGCATTGTGGTGGTTCTGTCTATAGTGACATCAAAACTACAGGTGGTGGAACATTACACAACATCTGTACTAATAGCAATAGCATAGGTATTGAGATGTGTGATACAGTTAAAAATGGCAAGTATGACTTGTCAGATGCTACACGTACAAACACAATCAAACTTGTGGTTTATTTGATGGTTGATTATGATATAGACATTGATCATGTGATAAGACATTTCGACGTAACTGGTAAATATTGTCCTCGTTATTTCTGTAAACCTTACGGAAGTGATGATGATTGGAAGTTGTTTAAAGAGGATATACAAAAAGAGTATAATGCATACAAAACCTCGCTTGAACAAAGTTCATCAACTTCAACAAACACACAAACATCATCAACATCAACATCATCAAACACACAAACCTCTTCATCATCAACTATTTACAGAGTCAGAAAGACCTGGTCTGATGTGAAGTCACAACTTGGCGCATTTAGTAGTTTAGACAATGCAAAGAAAGCTTGTACAGATGGATATAGTGTGTTTGACGAATCTGGTAATGTGGTTTATACAAAGGCTTCAACTACTTCAACCTCTTCAACTACAGGGACTTCAGTAGATTACAAAGTTAAAATTATATGTAGTTCATTAAGATATAGAAAAGGACCTGGAACGAGCTACAGTATAGTTGGAACAGTTTCAAAGAATGAAGTTTACACAATAGTAGAGGAAAAGAACAATTGGGGTAAATTGAAGTCAGGTAAAGGTTGGATAAGTTTAAGTAGTAAATACGTTAAGAAACTTTAAATATATTTTAAAAATTTAACGACATAAACATTTTTTATAGTATTTTGGTATAACTCATTGCATTGGAGAGTGGTGCCTCTGGTGTGGTGGTTTATATAAATTCATTGTTTTTCTCTCCTTATTTCAGAGGTCAACTTCATAATATATAGGTTGACCTCTTTTTAATAAAAATTGGTTTAGATTAAAATAATTTAGGAGGCAAATATGGAAAGTATGACAACAGAGAAACAAAGAGGTTTGGGTGTTGGGTTTGAACGTATTAGGAGAATAACGGGTTACTTAGTACCTGACTTGAATACATGGAACTCTGGTAAACGAGCAGAACTAAAAGACCGAGTTGTGCATACATAAAAAGAAATTGGATGGAATTGATAGCATAGCAGGTGTGTGTAGGGTGGAAACAATAGTGTGGGTGTGGTGGTTTATATAGATTGACATAATATGAAGTGACCGATGTGATTAAATTTGCAACATGTGATAAAAATTGAAACATGTGAATAAAATGTGGTTTATGTGGTGGTTACAGTAGCATAGGACTTTTGTTTTACTCCTTCTTCATAGTAAAACGAAACCTTTAATAATAACATAATTTCTTTGGAGGTGCAACATGAGTAATAAGAATTTAAACCTGTTAATTAAGCGACTTTGCAATTTACTTACAATTAAGAGCATTATTTCTCTTAGTTTATTGTTTGTATTTTGCTACTTGACATTTAAACAATTGGAAGTACCTGAACAACTTGCATCTGTGTTTGGATATGTGGTAGCCTTCTTCTTGGGTACACAAACAAAAGATAAGAGTACAGAGGATGATAATAAGGAGGACAGCTAACATGGGTGACTTGACAGTAAATGATATAGCTGACGCCTTAAAATTAATAACAATCATTGTGGCTGGTTTAGGAAGTATTTCTGGAATTATTGCTTACATTTTAAAATTATATCTTAAACCGATTAAAGATAGTTTAGACAAACAAAAAGAAGATATACAAGAGGTTAAAAATGATATACAATCTGTTAAGAATGACTTGCAGGTTGTTAGAAATGATGTAGCAATACTGACGAGTAGACACAATGAACTTGAACAGAAAGCAAGTAATAATAGAGAATTAGACGTATTACTTGTTAAGACGCTACGAGTTATGTTGAGTGATAGCAATAATGAACAACATAGTTTAAAAACGGAACTTGATAATTATTTAATAAACGAGGCTGTAAATTAGTTTACGATGGAGGATGAGGTTACTAGCATGGATACTAATAGCAATAACAATGAAAGTAAAACACAACTTACTATTGATGGTTATGACCTTGAAAAAATGTATGGTTTATTGTTAAGAGACTCAGCTGAAGCAACTAAGCAACACTACGATGAATATAAATTACTTGAAAAAAGATTAGACAACGTTAAAAAAATATCATTGTCAATAATCTGGGGATTAATAATGATAATATTAGCATTGATTATATGCTAAATAACAATGGAGGATGGTAGTATGCACTCCAATAATTTTGTTGATAGAGAAAGTTTAAAAGATATAACATGTTTTATTAGGAGCATATCTCCTGCTTCTGTTGAGAAGATATGTATAAATTTGGGGTTGCAAGGTGTTGAGAAGGATGTCTGGTTATTAAGATATAGGGACAACATTAGTATTGAAGAGGTGGCTGATAGATTAAATATATCGGTAGCAACGGTTAATAGGGTTATACAGAAATTAAAAATTATGATAGCAATAGAAGTTGCATCAACATAAAAATAAGAGGTTAAACTTAAGATAATTAGGTTTAACCTCTTTTTATTTCAATAAATATATTTGATATATTGAACATTAGTAATAAATGATAGTAAACACTTGCATGAAAGTTGCAACAACTAGTAAAAATTAAAGAGCAGTTAGTGACCTCAATATGTCAAATGAGAGGTTTATAGAAAACATAGTAAAAATTTAAAGATAAATTAAGAACTACAATGAATTAAAAATAAATAAAATAATAAATTATTCAATAAAAATATTAGATATATAGGGTCTGTAGAGAGTTCAGAAACAAACATATGGTATGAAAATAGATAGCAATAAAGAAAAGTAAGGAGCAGTTATTGACCTTAATTGATGTTGTAAAATTTGTAGTAATGTAGCATATATGTCAAAAGATATAACATTGATAATAAAAGGTAAAGTAACATTGAGAAGTTGAGTGGTGTTTAATTTATAGCAAGTAAATAAAATTGTAATTACTCTTAAAAGAGGATAGAGTTTTGTTACAACCTGTATATTACATAATAACAATAGATTATTGTAGCAAATATGTCAAAAGTTGTAACATTGAGAAGTTTTGATAATATACACTTACTTTGTGGTTTATGTAAAAAATGCTACATTGATAAGATAAAATGAGATGACATAGTTAAGAGGTTTGTGTTTAATACAACCTTAATTGGTTAAAAAATTGCTACAAATTATAGTAAAGATAGTAAACATAGTATAGAAATGATGGTGTTTAATTTGACCTTAGTTTCTACATACTATGTTTTTTATTGTTTATGAAAATAAAAATTTTGTAGCAAATATGTCAAAAGTTGTAACATTGAGATGATAAGATAAGATAGCATAGTATGATAAATGAACAAACAATGCATAGTATTATAGTATACATAGTAATTGATTTGGTGTTTTAATACAACCTTTATTTTGTAAAAACTAGTAACATTGATAATAAAAGATACTAAACATTGAGAAGTTTTCTGATGGTTTAATTTGACCTATATACTACATTATAAAATTTGATATTTACATGATATAAATATGATATTTTTATGATATTGTATAAATTTGCATTTGATTATATAATTAAGAAAATTAAATAATTGGAGGTGCAAAGATATGTATGGGCAACAACCTGGTATGAATATGTACGGACAGATGGGTGGTTATGCACAACCTGGCATGTATAATGCTGGTTATAATAATAACATTGGTTATGTGAACAATGGACAGATGGGTGGTTATGTACAACCTTCTGGTTCTGGTTTATACAATAATGGACGCATAGACTTTACTGGAGTGATCATAGATAATTATGAAGAAGTTAAAAATTATCCTGTGGTTATGAATGGAATTACATTATTATTAAATAGAAAAGATAAACGTTTTTATTTAAAACAATTAAATGAGAATGGGGTACCGATTGTTGAAACTTATGTATTTGATTCTCTTAATGTTGAACAAGAACAAAATGATGTTAAACAATCTGTATTAGATGTTGAACAGTTAAATAAAAGATTGGATGCAATAGAAAAGAAACTGGATGCTCCAATAAATTTCTAGGAGGACAAAGTTATGAGTTTAATGGACAGTTTAGGAAGTAGTAATATACAATATAGTAATATGGGACAACATGGTATAAATAAGCAACAGGCAATTGGTAAAATTATTGGTCTAATAAGAAGTAGTAATAAATCTCCGAAAGATTTGGCTCTACAGATGATTAAGAATAGTGGAGGCAATAATAATAAACAACTACTTGATTTTCTACATAATTGTGGAATAAATGATGATGAGATTAGAAACAATGGACTTAATTTATAGGAGGATAGCAATGAATATAGATAATATACTTAAATTTATAGATTACTACAATGCAGATAGCGAGTTTAGTAAAGAAGATAAAGAAGATAAAGAAGATTGTTACAATAAAGAGACTAGTTATAAAAGTGATAACTCATTTATTTTAATTATTATACTACTTTTATTATATATGTTGGTGTTTGATAATAATAAATAGCATTGGGTGTAAAATTTTTTAAAATTTTCCTTTGCTATAAGGGGGGTATTATAATAAATATAGAATAAGTTGACAATAAAGGAACTAGTTATAAAAATGATACAAACATAATATGAGTAGGAACAACTTGTATTAGTTTATATAAAATAGTTTAATTAGGAGGTTAAAAAGATGGACAACGCTTTGGAGATTGTGAATGCAGTAGGTAGTATGTTAAAAGGCAGTGGGTCTTCTGATGGACTCGGTGGTGGATGGGGGATCTGGATTTTAATTATCCTCTTCTTCATTATGTTTGCTGGTGGTGGTGTGTTTGGTGGTTACAACAATGGTGTTGTAGAAGGACTTAGTAACGAGTTCTTGTATACAAACTTAAATAATCAAACAAACCAGGGTTTTACACAAGTAGCAAATCAGAATTTTAATATAGCGCAAGAACTATGTGCTGGTTTTGCTGGTGTGAATAGTAGTATTAATAACGGTATAAACTCTGTAAATAGTGGTTTAGCCGAGAATAGATTTGCTTCGCAGCAATGTTGTTGTGAAACAAACCGAAACATTGATGCCTTGAGATATGATGCAGCGAGAAACACTTGTGACATCATTACGGCATCTAATGCTAACACACAAAAAATAATTGACACAATGCAGGCTGATAAGATAGACCAGTTAAGAACACAATTGCAACTTACACAAAATGAGTTGAGCAATAACTACCAGACACAGACATTAGTAAATCAGTTAAGACCGTTCCCGACACCTGCGTATATTACTTGCAGTCCTTATACCGCTAGTAGTATATACGGATATAGTGGAACATGTGCATGTGCTGTTTAATTAAACATTGTAAAGTTTAGAGTACATATCCGTACCGAAGATTGAATCATTGAGGGAAGTAGCGACTATGCATTCTTTGGTTTCTATTTCCCTCATTTTGTTAAATTATGAAAGCGAGGTAAAAATTTAATGTTAGAAGTATATAATAATAATAGTCAGAGTGTAAATGTTGGATCAAACGTAAATTTTGGATCAATAAAATTTGAAACTGGATGTACGGCAGTATTTGAAAATGGGGATATTTTGCTACAGAAACCTGGTTTTTATTTTGTTAGTATAAATGGTGTGATGGGTGGAACATCTAATATAGAATTAAGTCTTATAAATAAAAAAACAGGACTTACAGAATCTGGTGGAAAGACATCTATTGGTGGTTTGACAGCAACTACTACAAACACTTTTCCGTTTAGTTTTGAAGTACTTGTACAGGTATCTCCTAGTTGCTGCATGGTAGATAATAACAAACAACTTGTATTGACAAATACCGGCAGTGGTGTTATTAATTTGAGCAGAGTAAATATAATTGTTACAAAGATTGCATAGGAGGTTACAGTATTATGAATAATAATTTCATTATTAAATTATATGGTTACATAATGGATGAAGTGGATGGCTATAAAGATTATAAGAGTATGTCAGAACAGATGCGGTTAGATAAATATGATAACTTTGCAACTACTTTCAATAACATGGCAATGAAAGAGAAAGAGCATGCAGAGTGTTTAATTAAGATAATTTCTGACTATATGACATTAAATAAAAGTGATAAGACCGAGATAAGTGACTTGATTAGTGAACTTAATTTAATTGTTATGAGGTCTTTAAATTAAAGATATAATAGACATAATTTAAAATATAGAGGATCAATAACTTTTGTTTATTGATCCTTTTATTTTGTATTTTTGTATAATTATGATATAATAAAAATAAAAATTTAAAAATTTTCATTTTTATTATGTGTGTTATATTATAATTAAGAAAAGGGAATAATAAAAATAAAAATTTAAAAAATTTCATTTTTATTATTGACAAAATAAAATTATATATTATAATATAATTAGATAAGGAAATAAAAATAATTTATAAAAAATTTAATTTTAATTTTGGAGGGAAAAAATTATGAGAATAGCAAAAGAAGTAAAAAACACAAACAAAGAAACATTGTATTTCGTAGCGAGCAATGAAGATACTGTTACATTAAATGTTGATGGCAGTGTACTAGTGGAAGATTGTGAAACTGATAAATTAACAGA